ATGCAGCGGCAAAAGTTGCTGCCGTGATGTCAATGGCTTTAGGTCAACCAAATCAACAAGCACAGCAACAGATAGCGCCACCTAAGTCTGCTGCGGATACTACGTTTCAAGCGATTGCAACCATTCTTCCTTCGATTGCTCAGATTTACGGCATCAACCGCCAAGTCGCCTTGGGTATGGAGCAGGTCCGAGGTAACGTCGCCATTCAGCAGGCGGTTAGCAATGCGTCGGTAGCCAATACGTCGAGCACCAATAATGCTTTTGTTGGCATTGCCAGCAAGATCCAAGCACCCCAAGCTAACGTTACGACTACAACCACGACAACTACAGATAACACGCACACACCAACAGTTGTCAAAGTAGATCCCATCATTGTGAATCCTGAAATCATTCAAGTCGATCCGCTGGTGGTCAACCCGCAGGTCGTTAATCCGCAAGTAGTTAATCCCGTGGTCGTAAGGCCAGAAGTCGTGCAACCCACAACGCCCCAATAATCATGTTAGGTATTCTTGATGGCGGTTTGTTTGGCTCGCTAATTGGTGGCTTGTTCAGGCTTGCGCCTGAAGTCCTTAAGTTTCTGGATAAGAAGAACGAGCGGCTGCATGAACTAAATATGTTCCGTTTACAGACGGATCTTGAGAAGCTTCGTGGCGAATTTAAGGTGGAGGAGAAGTATGTGGACTACTCCATTCAACAGCTTGATTCGATTAAAGAGGCGTTTAAAGAGCAGTCCGAAACGTCTCAAGCAGCGGGTCCGTTTGTTGCTGCTGTCTCAGCGTTGGTCCGTCCGGGTATTACTTGGGCTTTGTTCGGTATGTATGCGTCAGTCAAAGCGGCTGCGCTTGTTATCGCGTTTCAAACGGGTGCGAACTGGACAGAAGTCGTAACCAAAGTTTGGGATGAAGATGACTTTGGTTTATTTACCATGGTGGTCAGTTTTTGGTTCGTTGGTCGGGCGATAGAGAAGTATCAAAGATCGTGAATGAGGCTAAGAAGCTTTGCAAAGATGTTTTCATTAAGCCCTTTGAGGGTTTGGCAAGGCGTCTGCCTGATGGTCGCGTAACTGCTTATCCTGATCCCGGAACCAAGGGACATCCTTGGACGATTGGCTGGGGAGCAACCGGCCCTGATATTCAGCCTGGAACCGTCTGGACCATGCAGCAATGTGAAGACGCGCTTGATCATCACGTTGAGTATTTTGTGCGCGGCATATTAAAGCTTTCACCCAAGATTGCTAACGCTTCGCCTCGACGGATTGCCGCCGTGACAAGCTGGGTCTACAATTGTGGCCTAGGGAACTATAGGGTTTCCACGTTCAAAAAGCGTATTGATGCGGGAGATTGGGACGGTGCAGCAAATGAGTGCCTTAAATGGAATAAAGCTGCCGGAAGAATTCTACCCGGACTCACACGCCGCCGTGCCGCAGAAGCTGCGCTAATGAGGTGAATCGTGCCGCTCAAAAAACTTGTTTTAAAGCCTGGAGTAAATAAAGAAAATACTCGATATACAAACGAGAACGGTTGGTATCTTTCTGATAAAGTGCGGTTTCGTCAAGGAACGCCTGAGAAGATTGGTGGTTGGGAACGTATTTCTGCTAATACTTTTCTTGGTGTTTGCCGTGCACTATGGAATTGGGTAACCCTTGGGTTTCTAAACCTGATGGGTGTAGGTACTAACCTTAAATATTATATTGAGCGGGACGGTTCGTATTTTGATATAACCCCCATTCGATCCACAGTTACCCTTGGTGCAGATCCTTTTACAGGTGATGGAACCACTACGGTTACAGTAACTGCTACTTCTCACGGTGCTATTACCGGGGATTTTGTAACTTTTAGTGGGGTTACAGGCACTTACGCTACGCTTCTTAATGCGGAATATCAGATTACTGTCCTTAATGCTAACTCTTACACAATAACTACGGCTTCTGTTGTAGCGGCTGGCGCTACAGGGGGTTCTGCGGTTGTTGCTGCGTATCAAATACAAACTGGACCAGCTACACAAGTTCCGTATTTTGGTTGGGGCGCAGGGGGTTGGGGTACAGGGACATGGGGTGTGGGTACATCTACTACGGACTCTTTACGTCTTTGGTCAGCCAATAATTTTGGTGAAGACCTTGTGTTTGGCCCTCGTGGGGGCGGGTTGTACTACTGGGATGCAACAAACGGGGTTTCAACACGGGGGGTAAACGTCAATACACTGGGGGGTACGGTCACGCTGACTATTGCTTCGCCTTGTGTTATTACCTTATCTGTTGTCCTTGCTGAAGGTACAGCCATCAAACTTGCAACTACGAGCGCACTACCAACAGGCTTGACTGCGGGTACAACATACTATTTACGCAATGTTGATGGGGTTACGGCTAACCTCTCAGCCACCCCTGCCGGAGCCATAATAAATACATCAGGTACACAGTCTGGCACTCAAAGCATTTCCGAGCTTGTCGATGTACCGACCCTACAAAATTATATTCTTGTCTCTGATACTTCTCGGTTTGTGATGCTGTTTGGCACCACAGACTATGCGTCTGCTGTTCTTGATCCCATGTTGGTTCGCTGGTCAAACCAAGAATCGGTTGTTGATTGGGTGCCTTCTTCACTAAATCAAGCAGGGTCGGTGCGGTTATCTCACGGCTCAGAAATTGTCACAGCAATACAAACACGCCAAGAAATTGTTGTGTTTACGGATTCTTCGCTTTATTCGCTTCAGTATGTTGGTGCTCCCGTTGTTTGGTCCTCGCAGCTTCTTGGGGACAACATTTCTATCGTGGGGCAGAATGCGGTTGCTGTTGCTTCGGGGCGTATATTCTGGATGGGTGTGGATAAGTTTTATATCTACGATGGGCGGGTGCAAACACTTCGCTGCGATCTACGCAGGCATATTTTTGGCAATATTAACCAGACTCAATACCAGCAAGTTTTTGCTGGAACTAACGAAGGGTTTAACGAAGTTTGGTGGTTTTACTGCTCTGCGGGGTCTACCCAAAACGATTCTTATGTGGTTTATAACTACGTTGAAGATATTTGGTACTACGGCACATTAGGTCGTACGGCGTGGATTGATTCTGGACTGCGGGATTACCCTGTAGCTGCTACCTATAACTACAATCTTGTTAACCACGAGCAAGGGTTAGACGACAACCAAACAGGTACAGCCACAGCTATCAATGCGTACATTGAGTCTGCTGAATTAGATATTGAGGATGGCGAACACTTCGGGTTTGTGTGGCGCATGGTTCCCGACCTTACTTTTGAAGGCTCTACTGCACAAACACCTCAAGTCACGATGACGATGTACGGTATGAACGGTTCTGGGTCTGGGTTTAACACTGAAGCGTCTAAAGCTGTTGCACGTACGTCCACTGCTGTTATTGAACAGTTTACTAATATTATCTACACCCGCATCCGTGGTCGGCAAATGATCATAAAAATATCGTCTGATCAGTTGGGTTGTGCTTGGCAGCTTGGTGCTCCGCGTATTGACCTACGTCCTGATGGGCGGCGATGACTATTCTTCAACACCCTGCTTCACCTAACCTACCCCTAGCACCGGGGCAGTATGACTCGCGCTATCAAGAACAGTTCAACAACGTCCTACGCCTTTACTTCAACCGGCTAAATAACAACCTGCTTGCGCTTTTTGGTCCTGATGGGGGTCAGTACATAGACTGCCCAAACGGGTTATTTTTTAATACTGCTGATCAGACTTTTGCTGCAACCAATACGGCATACCCTGTAGATTTCAACGCCACTTATCTTAACAATGCAGTTGCATTGCAGTCAGGCAGTACTTCAAAGATTGCAGTCTCAATAAGTGGGGTATATAACTTTCAGTATTCTGGGCAAGTTAAGACAACTAGCTCTAACGATAAAACAATATATTTGTGGATTGCACGAAACGGTACAGATATTGGCTACTCAACCCACGCTTGGACTTTCCACAATAATGATCAATACGCTGAGATAAGCTGGAACTTTAATATTGACCTTGATATTGGTGAATACATCGAACTTAAAATTGCTTCCGATAGCACTGACATTCGACTCGATGCAGAAGCTGCAACCTCCCCCCACCCTGGTATACCTTCTAGCGTTTTAGCGGTAAACTTCATAGCGCCATTGCCTAGCCCAAGGCCCACCCCACCATGAGTACTTCTGCTAAAACATTAACCCCTGAGCAAATCGCCGCGCTTCAAAAGCTGCAATCTTTTCAACAGCAGCAAGCGTTAGATAGCTATTTAGCTGGAAGAGCTACGCAATACGGCACAACACCTAAAGGCGCAAAGTCCGATACGGGTTGGACTGCTGGGGAAACACTTGTTAATCCGTTTGCGGGGATGACCAAAGATTTTGGTACTTATGAGCGCCCTCGCATGGAGTATATAGGGCAAGGGGAAGAAGGTGGCTACGAACAAAAAATCGATACTGTTAACCGCACAGCGGGGGACGTACTTTCAGAGCAATTTAAAGATCAGCTAGGCCATAAGTCGGTGTTTTTAAAAGGGTACAAAAAAGATGAAAAAGGCAATCCTGTTGAAGTAGACTTAAATTCCTTAACTCCTGAACAACTTAACTCAGGGGAGTACGTACTGTTTATGGGTGGTAAAACCGGTGGTACTGAGCGCGAGCGCATGGCGCAGATGTATATACCCAAAGGGGATAAACTAATTCCTATCGGTGATCCGACATACTACAAGGGCGAGCATCCTGATGCGAAGAATGTAGCCAATGCCTTAAAGATCGCTGCAATTACTACGCTACCGTTTGGTGGAGTCGGTGGGTTGCTGGGCGGGGCAACGAGTGGGATAGCCGGGGCTTTAGGTGGAGGAGCGTTAGCTAACATTGGTGCTAATGCTTTAGTATCCGGTGTAATCCAAGGTGGTATAGGCTCACTAACAGGACAAGGGTTTGGTAAAGGCTTTAGATCTGGTGCGCTTTCCGGCGGGGTTGGTGCTGGGTTAGGAGAGCTTGGTACATTTACTGGGCTAGATAAAAGCCTTGGGTCGATGTATGCTCCCGCTAAATCCTTAGCTACTTCTGGTGTTACATCGTTGTTATCAGGACAGAAATTTGATGTTGGGCAAGCAGCTAAAGGTGCTGCAACTAATTATTTACTAAACGAAGCAATTAATACAGGCGGTAAAACTCTGGGTATTGACCCTAAACGACAAGCTGCCATGATGAAACTTTACAAATTTGCTGCGCCAATGATTGCAGCGCAGAAACGCAAGCCGTAGGGGGCTGATATGAGCGACAGCGAAGAACAAAAGCGAAAGGGTCTTTATGATTTAGGGTTTACACTAGAAGACCCACTTGAGAGTATTTACTCTAATTATGATTTTTCTCTACCAGAAGATTTTAATCTTGATGTAGGTTCGTTAGGTGCCAATCCCGATTTTGGATTAAATTTTGATTGGGACAGTATTAGTAATTTCATGGCTGATCCTCAGCTTTTTGCCGCCTTTGCTGAGCTTAACCCCGAAGATGCTGCATTACTAAAAGATATGATGGGGGGCGATTATGGTTTCGCACCTGTTGGCGGCGGGAGTCCTGTTGATGCAGCTTCTGGTGAGTACGATCCTAACGACCAATCCGCTGCCGAAACTAAAAGGCTACAACGCCAAGCAAATGCAACTCCAGAAGGCGATAAAACGGGAATTAAAAGCGGAGTGCCTATAGGTGATCCTAACGACCCTACAGGAATTAAAAAACTTACTAGTATTTCTGAGGATAAAGGTCTTCTAGACAAAGGCAAAGATTTAATTAAAAACCTAACAGGTCTTGACGATAAGACAATCAACGAGCTTGGTAAATACGGTTTACTTGCAGGGATTGCTAAATTAGCCTATGACGATGCGGAAAGAGCTAGGCAAAGAGCTAGAGGGTGGATCGCGCCGGGAGGTGCGGCTAAACGTTCCATAGTAGGCCCAAAAGGTCATATAGGTTATACAAAAGCAGCTAGCGGTGGAATAATGTCGTTGGCTGGCGGGGGTTTCACAGGTACTGATGAAGATTATCGAAACGCTTATAAGCCTCCTGCGCCGGATTACGGACCGCCACCACCTGTAACCGCATCACCAATTGCAAATATTGGTCCCGGAATGTATTACTCTTTACAAGAACCTCGTCCTAATCTTTCTTACTCAGAGTACCTTAAAGCACTCGCTAAAGATCCTGCATTTATCAAATTTAAAGAAGACAATCCACACGCTGCTGCGGAATTTGAAAACATGCATCCCGCAGTTGAAAATCGAACGTTTAATCCGGCCAAAGCGTTTGAACCATTTTATACTAGAGAACAAATTTCACCTGATCAAAAATTTGACGCTGCAACGCAAACATTTTTCACCCCAAGAAAAAATTGGGCTGGAACAAAAATAGATGAGTATGGAAGAGCCGGACAAGAAAAACAGCTAGAAAATGTTTACCGCCAGCTTGATGCTATGGATCAGTGGAACACCACTCAGGCTGCAAACGCTGGTCGAGAGCTACTACCCGCAGAACGTATGATGGCAGTAGGCGTAAAGGACGACTACAGCACTTCCGGCCCAGCCGTTATCCTTCATGACCCATCTAAAGGGCGGTTCATCCCAGCGGCTGAGACCGGGAAATTTATGCGAGGAGATTCGTCCGCTTCTTATGAGCAAGCAAAAAATATATTACCTTACGAGCAAGCGGCGGCAATACTTGGAATTACCAACCCCTTCCCGTCGGAAAAAGAAAATGAACAAATCTTAGATTACATAGAAAAAAAAGGGGTACCCTCACTTCTGTTTACGGAGTACGACAGGGGCACATTTTTGCCAAGTGCCTATGGGTTATCACCTAGACTTGCTGCAAAGCGCGAGTATGAACTAACGAACAAAGTAAAACCTCTTGATTTCTTGAAAAAGTATTTAAATCTCACGCCTTATCAAGGACCGATGCCAACGATCTATCAGTTCCCTGAGCTTACTGGCTACGCCGAAGGTGGTATGACTGATAAACAACCTTTTTACCTTGGTGGAATCACAGACGGTATGACTGATGAAGTCCCCGCACACATTGACGGTAAACGCCCCGCTGCGCTAAGTGATGGTGAGTTTGTAATCCCTGCCGACGTAGTTAGCCACTTGGGTAATGGCAATTCAAATGCTGGTGCTCAACGTCTTTACGAAATGATGGACCAAGTGCGACAAGCACGGACAGGTACAGCTAAACAAGGTAAACAAATAAACCCCGAAGATTTCACCAAAGGTGTTGCTAGTTTTGCTGGGGGCGGCGAGGTTATGGATTTTAGGAAGTTAACACCAGAACAAGCTCGACAAGCATGGGTTGAATACGGGCGTACTGGTGAAGACCCATATGGATTAGCTTTCGATATGATGGTAGGTGGTAAAGCAGCAAATTCTTTAGTTAATACTGGTGTAAATCAGCTTGTAAATAAAAATAAACAACTTAGAGCTGCTGATCCAACAGGTTACGATGTAGGCAATATAGTAAGTAATATTGTGCATAAAGACTTTAATAAATCTCAAGGTACGTCGTCATCTTTATTACCGGCGCATCAACAATTACAGTCGTACCAAAAAGGTACAGGTCTTACCGATCAACAAATGATCAACGCCATGTCAAAATCCCCTCTTCGTAGTGGATCTACTTATTTGCAAAATTTAAATCTGTTGCTTGGTCCAGATTATTCTAACCTCCTAAAACCGTAGGAATAGCCATGTCTACCACTGCGATTAATAAAGATTCAGCGTTTAAAGCTGATGTAAATAAAATACTTGAGGATAAAACCCTCAGTGAACAAGATAAAGCCAATGCTATCAATCAGATGGTTGGGAGTTTGTACGCTGGTAGTTCTAGTAAAGCTTACGAAGCCTATTTAGGTAGAAAACCAACTTCGGATGAAGAACTAGCTTTCAATGCTTTTTTAGCTAAAGGTGGTGTAGGTGTCGTAGGTGGAGCAACACCCCCTGCATTAAAAGGTGCTGTAGATTTTCTCAATAAAAATACGGGGTTAGGGGAATCCGATATTGCTTCTTTGGCAAAGGCTGTGGGGCTTAGCTATAACCCGACAACTGATATTTTGTTTGATCCTACATCTAATCAGCTTACAAAAGTAGACACATCAAAGTTAGGTACAACTCTTTATGGCGCAGATAATCCGCTTACTAAAGAAGTAGAAAATTTTCAGCCTGGAACTCCTGAGTACGTACAAGCTTTTATTAATCGTCTTGCCAAAGACAACCCAACACTTACGGCTGAGGATTTTAAACTTTTTGCAACAAAAGGTTACGGTTTACCCGATACTGCATTTACCGCAGACCCTACTAAAAATACGCTAGGTACACTGAATATTGATAAAAATATGTACCTCATACCTACGAGTGCTACAACTGGTGCTACAACTAATGCTGGTGGAAATAAAATAGGTGGTAGTGGGGTAGATTTTTCCGGCGAATCAGGATTACGTGAATTTTATGGTCCTTACGTACAAGACTTCTTAAGTCGTATGTCTGCGTATTTGGCTAGATATGACGACGGTAACGCTACAAGGCCAGAGTTTGGTGTGACTTATGGAAAAGACACCGCTAAATCACTTAAAGATGTTCAAGACGAATTAAAACGCCGTGCAGGTTTAGGGACAGGCACCCCTACTTCTGCAATGTACACACCTTATCAATATACCGCTGCGGGTATTCAACCCACAGGAAAAGCTTCGGGGGGCATAGCTTCCCTTGCTAGAGGAGGTACGGTTAATTTTGACGAT